TTTAAAAAAACGAATAAAACCGCACCAAGTAGGTCAATTAATGATGGGATTAAAACTATACAGATCAACAAAAAATTTTAAAGCAGATAACTATTTAGACTTGAGTGTCTACAATAAAATGACCAGAGAGATACACAAAAAAGAGGTTGCCAAAAAGGATAAAAATGGATAAGTATAAGAGGTTGAAACATGGTGAGGCTAGTTTTATACTAGAAGAACGTTTTGATGACGTGGAGAAAGCTGCAAACCCTAGCACCGAGGGTGAATTTGTAGAAATTAAAATCAGTAATTTAAAAATTGATTTTACAAAAGTGATAAAGGAGCAAGATGGTAAAAATAAAGAATCGTCTGCAGAAGTTGATGGACAAACAAAGAAAGAAAAGTGAAATGTATGTTCAAACAATTCAAAAGGCTAATAAGTTAAAAGCTGAAAGCTATAGCTTGTACTTAGAATGTGCTAGATGCAGAGAACAATTAATGACAAGATAGTTATTAATTTTATATAAAAAAAAACTGAAGGAACACGAAGGGGATTTATGACTATAAATGTAAGCAAACACTACAATCAACATATAAAAAAATTGGATCAAAACAATTTTATATATAAAATAAAAAAAGCATTTTACCTTCTTACGAACCAAGAAGAAAGATTATATGAGGTAGGGTTCTCGGAAGGTTTCTTATATGCTGTAAACATTTTACAAAAAGAACCAATCAAAGATAGTAATGTTAGAAAGATTGTAGGTTATGTTAATACTAAACCTAAACCATCACAGGTACAAAGTGTTATCAATAAAGTTTGCATACATTTTGAAGTACATAAAGAAACTCTAATGAATAAAAGTAGAACCACAGATATTGTTAGAGCAAGAAATGTAATACACAATATTTTAAATGAAAAGTATCACATGAACCTTACAGATATTGGTAGATATTTTGGACAAGATCATACCACAGTATTACATTCAATAGAAATGAAAAGGGAACAGAAAAGATTTTGGTCTCCGGAACAATCGTTGTGGCAAGAGTTTGAGAAACTTATTTCTTAAACCCAGATAGCATATTCTTATAAGCCTTTTTAGTAATTGTACTTTTAGCTTTACTTTTTGAAGTACCAGATTTTTTTTTCTGGTTGATGTTATAGTACAAACCTTTCTTGGCTTTTGTTCCATCTTTTTTAGTATGATAACCCGGCATTATTTCTCCTTTTCGTATGTTGCATCTTCTGATCTTAATTTTTGTTGTTCACAATAATTATCAAAACAACTACCATCTTTTCCATCATGACAAAAGTATTTTTTTGTAGCAGTTACAATCCATCCACCAGCATCACTGATTAATTGCTTCCCACACTCCTCGCAGTACCCACACATAAAAGACTTTTCTGGTTTCTTCCATGCTTTTTTTATCGGCACTTCCACCTTCTTCTTGCTTGTCTTATTCTTGAGTTAGGATCGTTTCTTGTTTTGGCTGATGATCTTTTAAGTTGTCCAGCTGATCTGGCACAATAACTCTTTCTTCTTTTAGCTGATTTTGATCCTGCCTTGACCTTACCTGTAACTGCTGTTTTTAATTTTGATCCGGGATTGGCTCTTCTATATGCTTTAACACCTTTGGCTGTCATACCAGCTCCAGATTTTGTGGGTCTGTAGTTTGCGTTCTTACCTTTTGTTGTTTTTCTAATAGCCATTATCTACCTCTAACAGAATCTATGAAATTGTAAACTCTCCCGAACTGTTTATCTATAGACATTAAATCAGATTGGATCATGGTTACTGTTAATTGAAGTTCTATAAGTGTGACCAAAGTCCAAGTTGCTAAACCCATTAGAATTGTACCAAGCAACGCAATCAAAGCTGTGTTAGTTTTTCTTGTCATTCCTTTTTCTTTTTAAAATTTTAACTCTTGAGTGCCAACACCATTCAGTAAGTTTAATAGAATAAGTTTCTACAAATGACACTGCATTATCTACTTTGCCAAAAAAGTTTAAAAAAAATTTATCAATCATTTTCTATTTTCATTAGTTGTTCATATATTGTGGCTGTAAAACCGGGAGGAGCAGGTTGAAAACCATATTCACTTTTTATACACCCTGTTGTTAAAATAAATATAATTAAATATTTCATTGTGTAGGCGCTCCAAAAAAAGTTAATAAACATATCATAATAATAAGTATAGCTGTAAATCTATAGTCCATCCTAACATACTCCATATTAATTACTTCTTTTTATTAATAAGTTTTTAAAATCTATTTCTAATTGTTTAATTTTTTCTTCTAATCTATTCATTTTATCATTGGCAACAATAGTATTACCTTTATTTTTTTCTATATTTAATAATAAATGATTTTGATTTTCTTGTATTCTAGCAATGTAAGTTTTAAAATTATGTAGATGAGTATCGTTTATTACAGTAATTTCTGTTTTATTTTTATTAATAGTTTCTGTTAATGATACAATATATCTAACACCTGTAAAGGTTCCAACTACAAGTGATGCCACAACAGGTATCATTACTATATTTTTTTTTAGTAAATCCACTAGGTTCATTCACAAAAACCTACTGTATAATTGCTATAACTAATACAACACCAACAACAATCACTATCTCTTTGTGATCTGTCCAATAGTGTATAGCTGCGTCTTTAATTTTATCAATCATAATTAACTCCTGTGAGGTTTTAATATAAGATATTACTTACCCTGTCCACGATTTTTTGACTTACCTTTCTGAAGTTTTTTAGACTTGTTCATAGAAGATAATTTAGGTCGTCTACCTATACTTGTTTTTTTTGGTATTCTTTCGTGTGGTTGATCTGCTATGTTGAACTTTACTCTTGCCATTTTTTCCTGTTTGTTGTGATAATAAACTTGTCTTCTTCTTGTACTGACTAACAGATGCTGTCATTATACCTTTGCTCATTTTTTAACTAATGATCCACCAAAGTATAATCCAATAATAGCTGACACTAGATTAGTATCTAGTGGTGTAATAACTAAACTATTAGAAGATAGTGTTACCCATTTCATTATTTCTTTTTCTGGTATAAAAAAGAATGAAGGTTTAAATTCTAAATAACCCACAATAACACTTACATCTGGTTGGAATATTGGCATTAGTTTTGGTAGCAATACTATTGCAAATACTGCAGTTAAAGCTATAATTCTTCTGGTCCATTGGAAGCCTTCGTTGTTATATTCTCTAGCTTCTTTAAAACCTTTCATCTGTACATCTGCTCTTTGCAGTAACATCTTTTGTTCTGCTTGTTTAGCTTTGATACTTTGTGACCAAATACTCATAACTCCACCCAATACAGTAGAGCCTAACATTGTTATCATTTCAAATGGCATTATTTTTTATCCTCTAAATTCTTAATTTTAGATAAGGCATCCTCTAAATCTTTATTACAAAATTCTAGTTTTTGCAAACACCTTTTGTTAGCTGAATCTTTAGATTTATTAGAATCTTCAAGCTCTGCTATTTGACTTTTTAATATTCTTACTTGGTCTTTATACTCATTAATAATATCTAATGAATTATCATTTGGCATATATTATTTTTACCTTTAGTTTGATTTGTTCTTTTGTTCTACCTCTTGCTATAAAGGTGCCTTTCATGTTTCTTTTGTAACCATCCTTGGGTATACTTTTTGATTCATTTTTTCTATAATTTTTAGACTTAACATCATAACCAGTATACTCACCTGTAGCCATATTTAAAGTAACAATATCTACAGGACCAAGTCCGCCAAGAGGTGTAAATACTAGGATATTCGGGTCTTTTGCTAGTTCAATCTGTACTTTCATTTCGCTTATTAGACCAGTAATTGCTTTCTTTCTTCTAGCCATAACAGCCTTAAAGTTAAAGTTTTTGAAATAATATAACTATAATTGTAAACATACCACCTATGAGAGCTGACATAGCATAGTATAGATGTTTCTTAATATCTTTAATCTCTGATTCAATATTGTGAATTTTTTGATGAGTTTGTTTCTGCATAATACGACAAAGTTTTTCGTGTGATTCTATTTTCTCAAGTGCAATATTTTTAGGCATTATACTTGTTGTTGTTTTGTGCAACTGTATTGCGTTGATAGTTGAAATTTATTAACTGTTTCATCATCTACAGCTAGTAAGTATTTGCTACTTGCATCCATAGCAGTTAATGCACAATGCTTCCATGTGTCAAATGTTTGTTCGTACTTGATTGGTGGTTTACACTCCCCAGTTACAAATGAACATACTGAAAGCATAAGAACAAATTTCATTATTTTGGATTGTCTGCTTTTACTTTAGCAATGGCATCTTCCCAGTTAGTAGTACCATTAACATTATCCCAGTATTGCATATCTAACTGTTCTTGAATTGATGGATAAGCAGTTGCTCTATCTCTTTGATATTGGTTAGCATCATACTCTGCTTGTAACTCTACTATCTTAGCTTCTATGTCAGCTTTAGCTATTGGTGTTGTTCCATTTAACCATTGAATAGTATCTATGTTATTATCTTGGCATAAAAATTCAGCCGAAGAATTAATTGCAATTATTGCTTTGTGTATATTCATATTATCCTGCTATCTCTATTAAAACTATTTCTGATCTACTGCCACCCTCTTGAAATCTACAAGTACCACTATCTCCTGTACTATTAACTTTACCTTGTGTTTTATATGTTATTTGTGAAGTAGTTGATGGTTCATCTAAATGAGAAATTGCAAAGGTGTGCCTACAACCTTGAGAATTAGAAGCACCAGTTCCCACTCCAACTGTTTTAATACTTATTGATGTTGAATCTTTTAAAAGTTGAAGAAATGTATTTATCTCATAAGTTCCTCTTTCCATTTGAATATTTTGAGATACTAAAATTAAAATTTTTGAAGATGTTGCAGATGGAGTTATGTTAGCTGTTAAACTTGTGTCTGCATATGAAGTAGATGTAATTTGAGTATTAGTTGTAGTTTCTCCAGTTACAACTTGCAAAACCTTACCAGTACCAAATGGTAAAGCAGTTATCGCTGATATTGTATTATTGTTTGGTTTAATTATTGCCATTATTCAATCTCTTGATTAGCTTTAAAAGTTTCATAGTTAGCTTTTACTTCATCTGTCCAAACTGCGTTGCATACTGCTTGAACTTCTGTGTGTTCATTAGTTATAACTGCGTCTGGATTTAAAACATGTCTATGATACTGTCTTGATAGTTCGTTGCCATCTTCGATAACTACAGTATCTGTTCTTACTTGAACAAATTTGTGTTTTCC